TGCATGTATATTTAGATTTAACTCATCATAACCCATACCACCTACTACATGATGTGCAATTTGATCATCATTGTCTGCTAAAGGATCAGCAGAAAATGGATTTGGTCTATCAGGATCATTACGATCATAATCATACCAAGCATTAGAATGTTTATATCCATCAGTGGTGTTTATACCTCCATCAGGATCTGGTTGTTGCTTTTTTTTATCAGTCATAATAGGATAATCTTCATCAAAAGTTCCATCTAATATGGATGCTGCTAAACTCCATGCATTAACCATACTGAAATAAGAAATCGTTTACTAAACTATCAGCCTTTTCTTTTCCAAACTTGCCTTTAAGATATCCACTTACTGGATCAAGTCTGGTCATGTAGGCATCAAAGTCTTTATATTCACTGGTATCAGTACCAGTAGGTTTTTCTAATTCTAGCATATCTTTGAACTTAGTCAAGTATTGTTTAAATGTAGATAGATAAACATTAACTTCTTCCATTTTACAATACCTAACAAAAATGTTCTCAGAAAAGTGATTTCCTTTTTCAAAAAATCTATAATCTTTTTCTGCTTTTGGTAAGTCATCAAAAGATAGTAAATAATTTTCCACAGGATGTTGAAAATCAAATACCATAATAACTCTCTTTTCATTGAAAGCCATTAAATCTATACCAAAAGAAGGAAGATTAGATCCAGTTTTAGGATAGAGAATATTATTGTAGATACATGAAGTATCACTCCATATCTCCACTTCTCTAGATTTAATAAGATACTTATTAGTATAAGTTTTTGCTGTAAGGTGGGTTCCCTTACTTTTCCAATTTGCCCAAACACTACCTACCCCATTATGGAGTGAGATAGTGTCGTGTAGGACATTCTTGTATTCTTCCCAAAGGTTCATGCATCCTCCTGATATGCTTTATCTTCTGCTCTATTGAAGTCGAAGTCTGCATCTACTTTATCATATAATTCCATAAATGACTGCTTTGTCTCTTCATCAAAGCGATTAACACATACCTGAATTGCTTTTTCTTTCTTACCAAAGATTGAATAAGCACGAATGATATGTACTAATCTACGAGTACTAATGATTTCCTCAACACCACCATCATAGAAAGTCTTGCGAATAATATCTGCCCAATCTACTAATCTTTGGCAGAAATTAGAATCATTAACACCAACACTATTAGCAACATTTATAAGAATTTTTTGCTCTGAAGATGGTGCTGGATAATCTTGCTCAAAAGTTACAGGAAATCTCTCAAGGAATGCTTCATTAAGAACATTAGTTCCAATAAATCTACCATCGTCAGAACCCTTACCCTTAGTATTAGCAGTAGCAATAATATTAAACCCTACCGCAGGTCTGACCACTTTACCGATTTTTTTGAGGAACACCCCTTTACCTTCAAGTATGGATTGGAGGCATAAGATTTTGTTACTAGCCAAGTCAA